TTTATAAACTTTTTTCTTAATTTTTTCATATAACTTTTTATCACGAGGTTTTGGCATATACATAGTGGAGAGAAATTCTTTAAAATATAAAATATAAAATATAAAATATAAAATATAAAATATAAAATATAAAATATAAATCTACTGTATATGTTGCGCCAAAAATACATAAATATAATATTTCTCTCCGCCTGCATTGTAATAAGATCATTATTTGTTTATATTGCAAAAACGATAGACAAAAAACACTTACCTAAATTAGGATACATAGCATTAATTATGGGTACAGGATTCATTTATACATATATTATAAATAGAAAAGTAGGAGGATTCGGGCAAAAAATATGGTGGAATTATCTAAGACCAGTTCATGCATTTCTTTATTTAAGTTTTGGAATACTTGCAATACAAAAAAATAATAATGCTTACATAGCACTTCTTATTGATGTAATAATTGGTTTAATAGGATTTATACACAAACGTTTATTATAGCAAACATTAAATATTATTAAATATTATTAAATATTATTAAATATTATTAAATATTATTAAATATTATTAAATAGTATATATGTTTAATAAATTGCCTATAGAAATCAACATATTAATATACCAATATTTAGATGGTATAACGTTAAAACCATTTGACAAAATAAGTAAAAAAATAATGAGATCAAATGAAATTTGGAAAGAAAATTTGTACAGGAAATATTCAGATAAAAAAAATATTTTACAAATAAGTAATAATTATTACGAAGAATATAAATGGAAAAAGAAATTAGAAAAACATCAGTTCAATTATAAAAGACAGTGGACATTAGGATGTGTAGGACGTATAATGCCCTTTAAAAAACCTACATTTCAAGATTCCATCAAAATTTTCTAATAAACAATCTTATATTTTTAATCTCTCTCAACAGAAAAAGATGTACCACATCCACATGATGCTTGTGCCATAGGATTATCAAAAATAAAACGTCGTCCCATTATATCTTCATCCCAATCTACATTCGTTCCTAGAAGATAAAAAAGACTTTTTTCACATACTTCTATTTTTAAATCATCTACGCATAAAATATTACTATCATTAGAAAAAGTATTAATAGGTTCAAACTTATATTCAAACCCATTACATCCACCACTTTTAACACTAAATAAAATACCCCTTGAATTATTATTTTTTGCTATTTGTTTTAATTGTTTTAATGCTGAACAAGTAACTGAAATAATTTTTTTACTCATATATTATTTAATATTATTTAATATTGTTAATTTTAAATAATATCATAAACCCAACCAATTTCTATAATAATTTTTTACAATAACTTCTGAATTTCATCCATCATATCCTCCAGATCAGGCTTTCGCAAAGCGTCGTAATTAATTCGCAATTTTTCATTTCCAAAAGTGCGACCCTGTAATCCATTAACTTTAATAGGACATGGCCAGTGACTTGTTGTACGATATTCATTAAAATATTTAGCCCTCTTGGTTCGCATCGTCATCGTATTTTTGGGATGATTTTTCGGCAAATAGCAAACATATTGAACAATTCTTTCTTCACTTCCTGGTTTCCCATATTGATTTTGATGAAATACTCTGCTATCCCACAAAACCAGTGAACCAGCCGGTACATTATTAACCCTTTTATAATCCCGCATTGCATCCAAAACAGAATGTTCAATTAATTGCCAATCTCCACCCTTTTTCATATCACGATCTGCAAAATATTTTTCATGAATATGATGAGATCCATCGTAGCAAACAAAAGTCCTCTCTTTATTTGTAGTTAGTGCTACATAACCCTGTATGCATTGCCTACCCCTTTTACCTGGACCTTGATCCGTATGTGTCCAAATATTGTCTTTTTTTTTCAAGTCTTTTGGAATATAACAAGACCCATCAAATGAAACAACCAGATTTTTTGTATTCCATAACCCTTCAAACACTTCCCTAACTTTTTTTCTAGTTCGAATAAACCATGCATGCCGTTGATGACCAGCCTGGTGAAATTTATAAATACCATGAGGACTTAATTTACTATGCTGGTAATCATGATCTGGAATACTTTTTTGCCAATCTTTAAACCATCCCAAACATTTTTCAACTTCATCCTGTTCCAAAACTCCTGGAACGATACAAAATCCTTTTACTGCAAGTTCTTTTTTAATTTTTCCAATATCCATTACAGATATATCTGTAGAAATATTTGAAACAATAGAAGCCATATTATTAATACATTAATTATATTTTTACTGAAAAAAATTCAATTTTACTTTTTTTTTGTAAAATTCTAGTTTTCTTACCTTTTTTGAAAAGGTATAAAATGTTTTTAATATTGAATTTTTTGTATTAATACATACATTCTACTAATTTAAATATACTTTTTTACATTATAAAGATTATATTTTTAACACACTGTATTATATGAACAATATTTTTGATAAAAAATATAGAAAAAGTTATACAAAAAATAAAATAAATAATATAACGGACTTACTATTAAAGTTTTTTAAAACAAAAAAACAAGCAGGATGGTTTGTATGCATTTTCATGCATTATATGCCTCATCTCATTTTATTTATTTTATTTTTAAAAGACCCATTTAACATCCTATTTTTTTTTGTATGGCTAGTTGCATTTGCTATGCATTTATTTTTTAATGGATGTATTCATTTAAGGTTGGAGAGACATTTATTTGAAAATAAAAAATGGGCAGGTCCATACCATTTATTAGAAAATCTTGGTATGGAACTAAATACAAAAACAATAAATAAATTTTTATATTTCGGGGTAGCAGTAATTTTTACGATTTGTCTAATAAAATTATATAGATCCTTAAAACAGAACCATTTTGATTTAGACAAAATAAAAAAAGACTTTTTAAAAAATTCACAAAATAATATATTTTATTTAAACAACAAAATTTTCAGTACAGTAATTATTTGGTGGAGCATTCAAGCCGTTATATTTTTAACAGTATAATTTAAGTTCGAGGAACTTGACGTTTCCGTAATTTAAGATAATTATCATTGTTCTTATCTATAATAACCGGATCAACAATATCAAATGAATCAACAGCCTCCTCTACAGCAGATTCAACAATTTTACTCTTTTCTTCTCCACCCCGGTCCTCCATTAATTGATCACTCCAAGAATCCAAATTATCAAACGGATTACCAAGAGAAGACTGAACCACCTCCTCATCGACCACCTCCTCATCGACCACCTCCTCATCGACCACCTCCTCATCGACCGCCTCCTCATCGACCACCTCCTCATCGACCACCTCCTCATCGACCACCTCCTCATCGACCGCCTCATTTCCATCATCAATATCTGCCGGCTTAGTAAAATGAGCCATAACCATTTTATTTCTTTCCCTAATCATCATGTCCATAACATTTTTATAAAACACATCGAAAATTTTTTCCATAACATAACTACTGTATTGCTGCACAAAACTAAAACACATCAAACCAATATAAGCACCAAATAAAGACCTGTAACTAAACCAATACCAAAGCATATAGATAAACGAAGAAAGTAGAAAGGACTCCAAAGGTCGATACCTCATAAAACTCAATCCTTTTGACATCGTTTCAGGGTTAACAATATGATCAAACATCTTAAAATTCCTAGCCATAACAACAATAATAATTAAATATATTCTCCTAAGAAGAATTCAATTTTTGTAATTCCAACTGTTGTTCATGTAAAAACAAATCTTTTTTATCCCGCATTTCATAACGAATATTGACAAATGAAGGATCCCTAAGAGTTTTAAGTTGAGTATCAATACGTTCAATCAACGTATTATCATAATCAGAAACACCATTAACAATTCCCGGAGAACCAAATAAATTATTATAAACTTCATATTTAGCACTAAGAACAATACGAGATGTTCGCACCATTAACTGAGTTACACCATCAATACCATAAAGTTTCTTCTCTGTTTCTGTAAAACTAATATGAATATCAATCGTATTTCTAATAACTTTCAAAATCTTCGTAAAAAGTTCAATATCAGATTTATTTTGTTCATTCCCGTACGTTTTAATTCTTTCCAGAGTAGCATCTATCATATGATAATTATATTTCAAATATTCATAATTCTTATTCATAAGAGGTTCAATATAATTTTTGATAACCAATAATTTAAAATCCAAATAATCTTTTGATAATACAACTTCACCATCCAACGTTTTAGATAAAATACTAGTATTACCACAACCATCACCATTACCACGCAATGATAACCCATAACAACTAACATTTCCTCTAAGATTTAAACTATTTCTACTTCGACCTGATAACATGATTTATAAATTATTAAGATTATAAATCATCTAATAAACCTAAATACAAACTTGTAAAGTAAAAGAAAAATCCATATGATTTAAGTCAATAGCATCACCATATTGGTCTAAAATTTTAACCTTTATTTTACCCAAATCAATCGGTCCTGAAAACTTTCTAGTTTTAACAATATTATTACCATTGGAAGAATCATCTATATTAATAGCAAATTTACCATCCGTTAAATATATTTTTGCTAAAACACTTTCATTAATACTATATTTTTCAAAACAAACTTCATGAGGATTTAAAGAACTGTGATTAAAGTCATCCAAACAAAAATATATATATCTATCGCCACCACCATCGTAAAGCCCTTCTGACATAACATAACTTGTAATATCAGTATATTTACCATAACGAAATCCTAAAATCCATCCTACACCAAAACAAATATTTTTCAACTCACTATGTGCAAATTTTAAATCAAATTTGAAACTGTTGGAAGTACCATCTACAACTGAAAATATAGATTTCAAACTATTTTCATGAACAGAAAATTTAATATTACTTAAACCATTCGTGTTATCTGATAAATAAAAGTAAGTTTTGTTTAAAAATACTTCAAGTTGTTCAACGCTATAATTACCATCAGGAATAATAATTTGATGCAATTCGACACCATGACAAGTATCATTTGTTTCAATAAAAAAAACATTGTTCTTTTTTTCAGATGAAAAAAGATACCATGTATTTGGGATACAAATACTATCCAATTTTAAAGATGTAACATTAGAATAACTATTTGGAAACTGATAATTAAAATCAGTACTACTTGTGGTATAATAATTAGATCTGAATTTAGTATTTACATGAATAAAAGTAAATTTTGCATTATGTGAATTCTGACAACTCATATAATACTTATTGCTAAATAATTTCTAAGTGATAATAAAATTTAAAATTATTTCAATAGGTTTTGACGCTGTATTTGCATTGTCTACAATTATGGATAATTGTAGTTTATTTCCTGATAATAAATCATTTTGATTAAATAAAGTTAAAATTTCTTGATATGTTAATACAGAAGAAAAGTTTAGTGTAGTCCAATCATTTACTGTTAATAAACTACTTATAATGTTAATATACGAAGAACTAGACCAATCCGTTTTCGCTACGGATGTATCATTTACCCATAAAGAAACAAGATCATCTACGACATTAAAATATTGTATTGGTGTTGTTAAAGCAATACCAGTTCCTGTAGACTTAATCCATTCAGATAGTTTACTTCGACTACCTAATATAGTTTGAATATCAGTATCTAAACAAAAATTAAATACACCATTGTATTTATAAAATAAATTTTTAAAGTTCTCTTTTGTAATACTAAAATCTCCAGTGTCAAATCCAGTTACAGATGAATTACTAACTTTATCAAATAATAAAACAGTATGATGCGATGATCGTACAAAGTTAACGGTATCTATAGTTTTACTAGTAGCAAAATTAATAGCCATATATACATATTAATTGTAAATAAAAATTAATTAATAATTTTATTTCTTTTATCTAATATATTTTTTTACATAAATTTATTTTTATTTTACTTAATATAATTAATATAATATATGTCTAACTTAAAAACAAACACTAATAGAGGAGATGCAAGAGAAAGAACAAAAAATTTAGAAAATATTACAATAATGGGAGAAGCAAATAAAAATTTACAAACAAATCAAAATACAAACACGAATATTCTAATATTTAACAATAATACTTTATCGTCAGCAAATAACCATACCAATCTTTTAAAGGTGACACGTGGTTATTATAATTTACAACCATGTTGTGATTTAACCAAAGAAAAAGCAACATCACTTGAAGATGGTTTGTTAACAAATATTAATGTAAACTCACAAACCACATTAGCAAGTAGTTCTTGCAATAGAGTGCCTTTATATGGTGAAAATACTTGTAATACACCACAATCAAACATAATTTTAAATGTTAAAAAAGATAATTTTAATTATCCTATACCCCTTAAGAAAATGACATGCTGCGATCAAACCCGAACGCAGCCCAGCATAGAAATCAATTCGATACAAAACCACACTAAATATTTACCAGTGATGACTAATATAAAGAAATATCAGTATAGAACAACAGATACAAGTGATCCAGTTACTTATCCAAATTTCAATATAGTAAATAAAAACAATATGGTTGGATATTTTAAAAATAACGTTTATAAAACTTCGTCATGTTCATCATCCTCAACGGCATCAACTACAGGTTCTTCATCCACCACAGGACATAAATTAAAATATTCAGTCCAAAATACAAATAACAACTGCAGTTGTGCAGACTATGACGATTATAAAATCCAAACCGCCGCTACAACTTTGCCAACAACATCATCGTCAACATCATACTCATCCTTTTTCTCACGAAAATGGAGTGGAGGATGCTGATAATACAAATTCACGAATAATTCGCAGATATTATCATTTAAAATAATATTATCATTTAAAATAATATTATTAAATTATAACTTATTGGTCCAACATTTCATAATGAACATTTAATACTTCTAACTCAAAAGTCAAAGTAAAATCAACATTGTTCAAATTCACCACCACCCCGTGTTCATCCAATAAACGAATATGTAATTTCTCTATATTTACAGGCCCCTGATAATAACGGGTAGGATTTGTTGGTCCATAAGAATCTTCAAACAAAATAGTAGCAAGAACATTATTAGGAATTTTACCCAATAAATCTTTCATCTTCATAGAATTAAATGTACTTGGGTAATAAAATGATTGAATACTATTATTATTAAAATCATCCACTTCAATTAAAAAGAATTTTGTTCCTGTAAAATCAGAAGGAGATTCAGGTTGAAAACCTGCGGTTGTAATTGAAATTCCGTTCAATGTATCTAATTGAATTTGTTTATACATTGCATCATGGGGTTTTCCATCTATAAGTTTACTATCAAAACTATAATAAGGTTTTTGGTATCCTAAAAGCCATCCTAAATTTTCAGCAATATCTCGCTCAGATACTCCATGTAACACGAAATCTAAATCAAAAGTATAATTCGCATCTAATAAACTAAACACAACTTTTTTAGTTTTTGTATCATAATTAGCATTAATTATACTAGTAAGATTAACTACTGTTGTCAAATTTGAATACAATTTGGCGGTATTCAACCCAAATCCACTACCGCCACCGCCATTAATAGCAGCAACCGCCTCCAAAGAAGTGTAATTACCCTCCGGTATTTCTATTTTATACATTCCTGAATCTGGTAAGGTTGACGCACCTGAAAGTTTATTTAGATGTACATAAAATATATTGGTCTTTAAATAATTAGAAACGGTATAATATGTATTTTGCAATTCCGCATTACTAATTTTTAATGCAGTAACATTTTTAACAGGATTAGGAATAGTAAACAAAAAATCACTAGATTTAGTTCCATAATAATTATTTCTATATTTTGTATTAATTGTTAAAACAGAATTAACAATTTCTCTCCTGATAGGATTAATTCTTTTAAATTTTTTTTTAGAAACTATTTTTCCATCTCTTCTATCTACTCCAACTCGTCTCCCTTGTGAAACATTCTTACCATCTTTCACACCATATAATCCACTTGCACCAATATTTTGATTAATAACAAAATTACTAGGATCATTATTCATATTATTACTCTCACCACTATTCGTCAACAATTTTATTTTTAATCTTTCTAACTCCATATTCATATACTCCGGGGTATCATAATTAAAATAATAACACAATCTTTTAAATGATTCGATAAGAAAATTCAATAATACCTCCTTATTATCCATATCATCACTTAATTTAGTAGTATCCATTGATTTTTTTGTTAATTTAAAAATATTGTCTAAACTATAATCTCCGGATTCATTAATCTCTAAAATATTTAATAATTCAGCGGTACTATAATTTGTTGAATCAAAATCCATATAGTATATATTAATTAAATACTTTAAAATGTTTTTTTTTAAAAGAAAATAAACAACCGAAAACACACAATAAAAATAAAGCACTAAATAAAAAGAACTAAAAAAAAGCACTAACACAAACCACTTAAATATACACACATAAAAGTAATATTGATGAGTAGTTCAAATATGCTTGAATATCATGCATCATCTGATGATGATAATGACCACACCGTAACACTTAACAAACCTAATCCATTAAATATTTCTAGAAAAAACAAAAGAAAAGAAGAAAGACCTTTTTAAGAAAAAGGTCACAAAAACAAAAGAAAAGAAGAAGAACAAAAATAAAATAAACAACATGAAAAATAATCGTAACCTAATTAGTTTGTGACGATAAATGCTTTAAATTATTTGTAAAAAAAAATATAATTGATATAACATATAATGGAACGAGATCTAAAAAATATTTCCAGAATCGCAAGAACAACAGAATATCCAATGGGAGAAAGTTGCACAGCAGCCTATGTAGAACCATGTATAATTGATGGTGAAAAATTAATTTTAAAATATGCTCAACATGGTTGGGCATATAAAAACGAAAAAAATGCTTATTTAGTATTACAGAATGAAGACTTTTTACCTAAACTAAGATATTTTGATGATAAACACTCAATACTTGCTATTACCGATGTTGGTAGATGTGTACAGTGGATGAGACAAGACGAAGTTAACACGAAAGATTATGAAGAGCAACTTGTTAATATTTTTAATACTATGAGAGATAAATATAATTTATATCATAATGAAATATTAACAAAAAACATGTGTATCGATAAAGATGATAAAATTAGATTAATTGATTTTGATTGCTGTTCAAGGGAGAAAAGACTGGGAGCGGATAAACATTATGAAATTATAAGGAGTTTTTTCCGCAAAAAAAACTAATAAAATAAAACACTAAATAAAAGGAACTAAAAAAAAGGTCACAAAACAAAAGAAAAGAAAACGCCGCCGCCGAAAAACTTTAAAGTAAATTTTGTATTTTTATTAATAACTTTATTAATAAAAACGATTAATATTATTATATGAAAATTGATTTAAGAAATAGACTAAGAAAGTATAGTATAATTGAAGATGGCTACGTTATATTTTAATAACACAAACGAACTTTCCGCTCTTTGGTATGAATCTCATGCCTCGGTTGTAAAACGTGTCTGCATGGAGTTAGGACAGACTGATAATATGAATGATGTTGTAGAGAAGATTTTGGGTCCTCGCCCTAAGGTAAAGAAGTTGAAGGATCCCAATAAGCCTAAAAAGGCTAAGACTGCATTTATGTTTTATTGTGATGCTCATCGCCCTGCTCTTATGAAGGCTCAGAAAGAGAAACAGGGTAAGATTAATATTGGTGAAATTGCTAAGGCATTGGGTAAGAAATGGAAAGCACTTACCGATAAGGACAAGAAACCATTCAATTCTAAGGCTTCTAAGAGTAAGGTAGAGCAGCAACAGAAGATGAAGATTTATCAAGAAGAAAATCATTTGTAAAATTAATAAAATTAACAATAAATTCACTTAACAACTCATTACGTAGACCTTATAATATAACTATATAGTCTATTAAAACTTTTTTTATCTACGGTCAGCCTAATCGTAAATTGAATCTAATATACAATAATATATTGTTAATTATATATAACAATATCTTATGCAATTTTTGAACGAATGTCAACTCAAAGAAGAAATAAAGAAAAATAAAGGAAAACAATATACAAATACATCATTTTATACATTAAAAACCTTTAAAAACGTTTTAAAACTTGCTTTTAAATGTAAAAATAAAAACACTATAGATATAGTTATTAAAAACTGGCAAGAACTCATAGAAGAAGAGATAAAATGGGGATACAAAGAAAAAATGATAGTAAAAAAAGAGGAAATATTAATTAATAGTCTACACCCTCAAGAACTAATTATGATTATAAATATAGGAAAATTCATGCAAAAAGAACATAAAATGAAAGCAGAAATCGCATTTGTATTTGCTTTTGGGCTAGTTTGTGCGCATTTTATATTTGAAAATACATCTATGGATTTAAATATTGAAGATATTTACAATACTCTTCCAAATAAAATAAAATCAAATAGAGGAAAAAGTACGTTTAAACGAGATTTCTTTTTAAAAGGAACTAGTAAGGAAATAAGAAATATATTATATAAAAATAATAAAGATAAATAATAAATTATGATAAAGATGGATGATATTTATAGTGATTTAAAAAAATTAGTAGAAAAAACACATACAGCCATTATTTTAGAAAATAATAAATCTCTCCAAGAAAATAATCCACAAGAAAATAAATCTCAAATAAATCAAGAAATACAAAATATAAAAATAAAATATATAGAAAAAAAAACAACATCGTGTCAAACAAGTACGGCAAAAACTACCTCATCAGAAACATATAGATATGTTTCTCTCCCAGCAGCAGGAAGAAGAGGAACAAGAACAAATACTTCAATATTAAACTGGAGTAGATCTTTAAGATTCCCTTACTACTAAACCCAAATATATATATATATTCAAAAAACCCCTAAATATTATTTACAATAGTGTAAAGAATATTAAATAAAATCTCATAAAATAGTTACATAAACAAATACAAATACAAATATAAATATCTAATTACCATAATTATTTTAACTAATTACCATAACTATTTTAAATTATAAAATTTTTTATAAATTTTTTTTTTTGTTCCAAATATACTATGTAAACAATTTGACATTATAGTTACATGTATTTTTGAATAAACTAATGTCGGTTGTTGGCAAGAAATACATAAACAAGAATTTTTACGTTTAAACCAGTCATAATAACAATAATCATGACATAATTTGCCACATGTATTACATCCTATAAATGAGTTTTCAATATTTACTTCATCAAAACAAAATAAACATTCTTTTTCTTCATTATCATCCTCATTATTTACACCACCCCCATCTACAAGTCTCTCGCTCTCATTCACACATTCTGTTTTTAAAAGTACTTTATTTAAGGGTTCATCTTCTTCTTTTAATTTTACAAAATATTTGTTACTTGACATTATAGTATATATACATACCCTACTATTTTTATTATCTCCCTGAAAGAAATAATAAAAGTAATTTAAAAATACAAAGATAATTTATGTAGATGATAAAAGAAGATGCATCTGATGAAGAAAATCAATGTTGCTCACAAAAATATATCAGAAATGACGTTAGTGATAAATTAAAAATTTTAGAAAATAATCAACCTAGAAAAAGTATAATATCAACATACTCAACTGAGAAATTATTGAAACAAGATACAATATTCAAACAAAGTTGTTGTGAAGCATTAAAAAATAACATTTCATTTTTGTGTGCACAAATAAATGCAAAATTCCACGATGACTTATTAATAGGACAAGAACATTCGAAAAAAATATTACCAGATTGTAATTCACCTAGTCAAAATTTATTGGCACAACAACAAGAACTTTCAGACGAAGAAAAAATAGCAATAGTAACCCAAGACCCTAAATTTGGTATGTTTTCTCTTTTCAAATACCATCTACGTCGTGGTTATAGAAATGATGTATTAAAAGCAAAAAATGCATTTTATTGTTCTCATATTTTTTCGTTAATTTTTATGTTACCTATTTTAATTTTTATCATACAATGGATTGTATATTTGGCACTAATAGTACACGAAACAAAATCTTTTGATAAAGGATTGTGTCCAAATGAATCAACAATTGAAATGAAATTAATTATGTTGGCAGTATCAATGCTTTATTTTATTAGATCTTTCTTTTTATGGGACAATTTAACTGATAGGACTAGACTAAATAGAATGATGCCAAGTATAGATACCTGGGTAATGATTGATACATTTCAGGAATTTGGATTTAATTTACTGGTCTATTTGGCGAATCTATGGATAGTTTTTAATAATGATAGTATTACAGAAATGGTTTTAAACTCTCTTGCAATGGAATTTCTAATGAATTTAGATAATGAATTTGAAGAAATGTATTTTAAATTCTTACCAGAAGCAGGTATAGATATTTATGATAATGTATTTGTAAATTTTCGAGACAATCAAAAAAAATTAAAAAAAAGAAAACGCTCATGTGCATTTAATTGTGTCCGACGTGCATTTTATATACCCTTTAAAATATTGGTATTATCCTTACTGATTTTCCCTGTCTTTTGTGTTATTATGATGTTTTATGGTCCTATTTGCAAATAAAGCACTTGTTACAACTTTTTTAACATAATTTACACATCCCATTTATTAATGATATTTAATTATTTTTTTAATTTAAAATAGTTAAATAAATTTAATTACCATTAGTAATATAATTCTGAATAGCATTTACATAAAATGTTGAAGCATCGTCATCAACAATATTAGTATTTACCTTAATATAATTATGAATTTTATTTCTCCTCCAAATAAAATGATCACAGTATATTTCCTTTATTTTGTTTATTTGTTTTTCAGGTATATCAAAAATATTATTTATTTTCTCCTCTCCATGCAATTCGTCATACAAAGTATGACAAAATGATAAGAAATCTTCCTTATTTATTTGTTTATTTGTTCTCATGTTCTTATAATAACAAATAAAAAAATTTTTAATAAATTTTACCTTAAAACTAAATATATTCTTAAACCTTAGACATTGCTTTGTTATCCAACTTTTTATGTAGAGCGTTTGCAGCGATAATGGCTTCTTCCTCAAGACGAAATTCTTCCTTTCTTTTCTGCCTGTAACTTAGGTATTCAAGATAATTCTCTCTACGTTTACCACTTCTAGATTCATAATATTCATTATATCTATTGGATTCAACAGTGTATGACATGTTTCCAGCAATATAATTAATAGAGCACCCAAGTCCCTCTGGATCATCATTCTTGTCGATGAGAGGAATCTTGAAAACTCGTCCATCTGTTGCAATATGTTCATGCACAGAAACCTGCTTATTTGGATAACAAACATGTGTAAAATAATCACCGTTTTCATCTTGCCGGAGTTGCCATTTCCAGCCGATCATCATTAGTTGTAAAAATAACATCTTTTCATCAACACTTTGTTGGGCATCAACAACCTTAATCTTGGGAAGGAAATTAGGATTAATAGGTTCACCTGTTGAATATGAACCATGTGGATAGCGTGCTTTCTTCCACGCAGTCCATTCACTTGTGCCAAC